TATGTCTTGATCCGTAGAGAGTTGTTGTTGTTGGTTGTGTGGGCTGTTTTTGTTTTTGATGTTACGGCGTCCGCCGGGTTGTACTCTAGCCTCTTCGTCGGCAGCGTCAGATGGGTAGAAGAGACAGGATGCGGCGGGCGGCAATCAGCCGTTCCCGCCGCATCCGTTCCGTTTGCTGGCGCTTCCAATGCTGGTAGATCGCCGGATTCATGCGGGCTACCAGGTCAGCGTGAGTTCACGGTAGGTGATGCGTACCTTCAACGGGCTGTCGCCGGTGGCGATTTCGCCCGTACTCAAGTGCAACACCAGCGGCGCTTCGGCGACTGGGGTGATCGCCGCCGTCGTGGTCGGCTCCACGTACCGAAAGGCATCGGCCTCGGCGGCCAGAAACGGATCGGTTTCGATGGTCGCCAGCAGCGCGCCCGATCCATCGGTGTACCGGATGGTCAGGTCTTCGCCCGCCGCGATGCCGTCGTATTTGGTAGTCGCGAAGTCCAGCCACAATTCCGCCGCGACCAGGATCAACGCTTTGCCTGCCGCCGGGGCGGCGATTAAGGTCTTGGGCGAGGCGTTCAACGCCAGCAGTTCCGCACTGGACACGGTGACCGTGGCCGTTTTCAGCGGCGCGGCATAGAGCGGCGCGAACAGGGTGGCGCCCCAGGTGGCCGGGGCGGCCCCCAGCAGGGTTTCCAGCCACGTTTCGGCGCGGGCGTCGGTGTGATACTGCAAGTGGTCGTCGCTTTCCAGCGCGCCCAGGTCGGCATGATCAATGCTGGCCGGGTTCGCCACGTCTCCAATTCGGATGCGCATGGCGATCTCCTTACTTGCTCAAAATCTTGACGATCTTGATCCGCTTGGTATCCCACATCTTGGCCCAGTTGTTCGCGGTCGCCAGTTCGGCATTGGTCGGCGTCATGCCGGTCAACGTGGAGCTGGTGAACCGAACGCCGCGCGGGTGGAAGATGAACTCGCGGCGGCTGATCAGGGTTTCCTGACCCGAACCATAGCCCGCCAGCGGCGAGCGCAGGTACTCGGTGGGAATCTTGGGAGCGCCTTCACCATAGGCCACACTGCCCGGCCCGAACAGATAGGTGGTGTAGTTGTTATTGGCGAGCGGGCAGGAATCATCCACGATGACCCGGTAGCCCAGGAACGTCGGGAACCGGATGTCGCCTTCCGCGCCGATGTAGTCAATCAGCAGCGCCTTTTGCAGGGCGGTGTATTTGGCCGAGTGCATGACGATGGCCGACAGGCTATCCGCCGCATCGCCCAGCTTCTGCTTGGCGTCCAGAATCACGTCCGCGCTCAGTGCGGTACTGCCTCCGGTCACGTCATGGACGTGCGTGCTGGACAGCGCGGTCGCAAAAATCCCGGTCAGGGTGTTGATCAGGATGGTCTGCATGTCGCGGGTCCACCAGCCGGCGATCAGGTTGGCGATACGCTCCATCGGATCGTCGCCGCCCCCCATGCTCGCGGTGATGTCCATCGCCGACCAGGCTGCCGTACGGAACAGCTTGATCGCCGTTTCATAGCTTTGGGCGATGTTTTCGGGGGTGATCGAGTGCGACGGGTCATCATCCGCGACCACCGAATCCCCGCTGATGTCGTTCCAGTAGGGCAGGGTAAAGGTCTTGCCTTCGCTCTTGGCGAGCGCGGCAATCGCGGGGTCGGTGGCGACAATCCCGGACTGGAACAGCGCCGATTTCGTGGTGCTGAGGGCCTGGACGCGGGCGGCAAATTCCGGCTTGACGACCAGGTTGGTAATCTGAGTAACAGCCATGGCTAGGCTCCGTTAAGCAAGGCCCGCTGCCGCTTTCAGTTGCGCAGCGAGGGCCGGTTTCTCATCAACCAGGCGCAGTTGCTCGGTCAGATTGAACGAGTCTTTCGCCCAGGGATTGGCAACCTCGCCGGCTCGACCGTTGGGGTTGTAGCCGGAGCCTCGCGCCCCGGGGGACTTCAACAAATGGGGCTTGCCGGTCGCCAAGTGCGTCACGCCCTCGGCCAGCGGTAACAGATTGCCCTTGTCATCCTGATACCGCGCCTGGCCTTGCTCCTCATCCCACGTCAGCTTTTGCCGCAGGTAGGACTCCACCAGATCGCGGTCAATGAATTCATACGCGCCCAAGGCCTGATTCAGTTCCGCCGCCAGTACGGTTTGCCGATGCTTGGCGGTCAACTCGGCCAGCGCCGCATCCTTGGCTTTGGCAGCGGCATCCAGCGCCTTGAGGCGGGTTTCCAACTGCTTGAGTGCCTCGGCCTGGCCCTTGGCGGGCGGCAACGACTCCAGTTCTTCCAGCGTCTCAATCCCCAGTTTCTCCATCAGCCGGGCCACATTCGCCTCTGCCGTCTCGGCTTTGGCTTTCAGCCCTTGCCGTCCTTGCTGGCTTTCCTTCCGAGCGGCATCGCGCTGCTCGATCAGGCTATTCACATACTGCTCCACCTCGGCGAATCGCTCGCCGAGCGGCTCTTTCAGGGATTCCAGATTCATGCGGCTTTGTGCCCTTATTCTATATAGAAATATGCTATTCTCATTAACATAATTTTTGGTTATATTCAAGGCTATGACTACCTTCGACCCCACGCCGTTCCAAGTGATCGCCGACGCGCTGAACAGCAGCGGAGGGTTCAGCGACGGCAGCTATCTGGTGCAATACCCGCGCGAATCCGACGACAAGTTCGAGCGCCGGCAAGCCATCGCCTGGCACGCCAATGCGCTGCGGCCTGCCTGTCAACGCTTCGTCGGCTACCTCACCAAGCGCCCGCCGTTTCGTGAAGTCACGCAGCCGGCCTTAACCGCGCTGCTGGACGCCTGCAACTGGCAAAACGACAGCCTGGACGTGTTCTGGTCGCAGTTCATGGTGGACGCCAAGGCGCGCGGCACGATGCTGTTGCTGGTGGACATGCCGCCCGATGGGCTGGACACCGCCCGCACCTGGCCGATTCTCAGCCCGATTGCGCCGGAACTGATGACGGCCTATGCCGTGAACGCGCAAGGGGCGCTAGCCAGCGTGACGTTTTCCGACACGGTGCGCATCGGCGATGAGGATAAGGCCGTGAGCCGGGTCTACGATGAAACCGGCTGGCGCGTCCTGGAAGGCGATGAAGTGCTGTCGCAAGGGACGCATGATCTGGGCGTCTGCCCGGTGTTGGCGTTCGCGGAGTCCGGGGCGTTCCCCAGCCGGGGCGAATTCGCCACTATTGCCGACCTCAGCAAGCGGCTGTACAACTTGCGGTCGGAACTGGATGAGATTCTCCGGGCGCAGACGTTCAGCCTGCTCACCTACAAGGTGCCCGCCGACCGCTACCCGCTGGACCTGGGCGCGGTCGCCCAAACCATCGGCACGCATAACCTGCTGCAAACCTTCCCGGAGGGCGCGGAATTCATCGCGCCGCCCGAAGGCCCCGCTCGCGTCTATCTGGACGTGATCGCGCAAGTCGAGGCGCTCATCCGGCAAGCGGCGCTGATGGTGGACATCCCCAACAGCAACAGCCAGGAATCCGGCGTGGCGTTGCAACTGCGGTTCCAGGCGCTCAATTCCAGCCTGGTCAGCTTCGCCCGGCGGATGGAGGATTTTGAGCGGCGCATGTGGGATTTGGCCGGGCGCTGGCTGGGCATCGAGGCGCAAGCGGTCGTGTCGTGGGGCAAGGATTACAGCATCGCCGACCTAAAGACCGAACTGGAAGTCGCGCAAAACATGGCAGCGATTGGTGCTCCAGCCACGTATCAGCAGGCCAAATTACGGCAACTGATTCAGTTGGACCTGGCCACGTTGCCGGAGGACGTTCTGGCCGGGATTCTGGCCGGCGTGGATGAAATGCAGCAGGAGACCTCCCTATGAGTACTGAATTCTGGCGCGGGCGCAAAATCCCGACCGGCTCTGGTTCGGGGCTGAATGCCGATTTATTAGACGGGCACGACACCAGCTATTTCGAACCCGCTGACGCGACGATCCTCAAGCAGGCGGATGTGGATGATGTCCCCGTGGATGGCGCCACCACCGCGCCGATTTCGAGCAACTGGGCGTTCGGTCACGCGGCTGCCGCCCTCGCCCAGGACAATTACGCGAAATATCTGGTTGCCCTCAATTTTGGAGCTGAACTCTAATGGCTGCGAACCC